CCGGAGCGGCCGGAGTAGATCGCATGGTTGACCGCAGCGGGCTCGACGTTGGCGGCTTTGGCGATGGTTTCGACCGGCGCGCCGAGCGCGTGAAGCTCGATCATCGCCTCGGCCATCGACGAGAGGATCGGCCGGTCCGGCAGTATCCGCCGCCGGTACATGTCCTTGACGTTCTCGCCCTGCGTCCCGAGTTCGAGGTGGCCCGGGTTTACGCACTGGACCGGGAACTTTCCGTTGTCGCACTTGTGCCTGAGTAGCATCCCGTCGGGGATCGGCCCGTGGATCGACTCCCACGCGAACCGCCATGCAAGTTGCCGCTTCGGCTCGCCGGGGGCCGCAAGGTGAGAGCGCGGGAACGTGATCGAGTTGTTGATCGACCCGCCGCCGTACACCCAGCACGGGCCGAGCCCTTCGTATTCGGGATGCCCGGTCGGGACCGGCCCGTCCTTGCCGACCTTCGACCAGAACCTTTCCGCCATCGTCTTGACCGCACGCACGGACGCCTCCCGGTTGGGAGGCGTCCTGTAACCCGGCCGCGGCTATTCGCGCGAGGTCGTCGCGCGAATAAGCTATCAGACCGAGATACCACCGAGGATCGAGGCACCCTTCGAGTTTGCGAGCACAAGGGCCAAATCGACGAACATCTCGAAGGCGTCGTTCTGGCTCGTGGTCTTGGCGAGCGGGAGCACCGACATCGGGGTGAGTTCCTCGATCCAGCAGTACCGGGTGTTCACGATCACGAGCGAGGTCGTGGTGCCGCCCGAGAACACGGTCTGGCTGGAGCCGCTCCACGTCAGGTTGTCGGGCATCGAGGTCGTAGGCACGAGCGGGATGCCGTCGTAGGTCTTCACGCGGAAGCCGCCGGCGATCTCGGTCATGTTGACGAACTGCTGCTGCGCCTGCAGGGCCGCGTTCAGCTTCCGGAGCCCGGCCTGCGAGCCGTAGATGCGGAGGTCGGAACGGTTGCCCGCGCCGCGCACCACGTCGATCGCCTCGTCGAGCTTGCTCAGGACGAGCGCGGAGCCCGCCGAGAGCGTGCTGTTCGCGACGACCTGCCCGGCGACGGCGTTGATCAGGGTCAGCAGGCCGCTGATCTGGTTCGCGCTCGCCGCGTTGTCGCCGATCAGGAGCGCGCTTTCGAGGAGGTTCGCGAAGTCCTCGGCCTTGTTCACCATCTCGGTCGCGAGCACGTCGCCGTAGGTGCGGCCGGTGGCCTGCAGCTTGCGGGTGACGGTGCCCTTGGTGAGCAGGGTGCGGTAGGTGAAGGTCGCCTGTGCGTAGGTGCCCGTCTCCTCCGTCCCCGAGTCGGTGTCAGCGACCCAAGCGCCGCCGGTCGTGCCGGGCGTGCGACGGTTGATCAGCGCGGCCTGTCCGCTGCCCGGCTTGCGGTCGAGCGTGGACTGGACGCCGAGCATCCGAAGCGAAAGCTGCTGGACGATCTTGTTGACGTTCGGCTGGAGCAGGACGGAGCCGGCGCCGGACGAGTTGAGGGTGCGCTGAAGGGCGGCGCGACGGCGGGGGTCGAGATCGGCCCAGATTTGATCGAGGGACATGGCAGGCTCCTGAAGTGTGGAAGTTGGTTTGGATCAGGACCACGAGCCGACGTCGGAGTCGGGCTCGCGGATCACGCCCTCGTCGACGGCGCTGTTGATCAGCGCGTGCAGGTCGGATTCGAGCGCAGCGCGCATCGACACCTGCTCCTCGATGGTGGCGCCGTAGTGCGACACCGACCGACGGTCGACGAAGCCCTTGGAGCGGACCACGGCGGCGAGGGCGGGAGCCTGCTCGACCACCTGCTCGGCGACGCCCTCGATCACGGCGCGGTCGAAGGAGCCGGCGCCAGCGTGGCCCTTGCGGCCGAAGTACCGCTCGGCGGTCCGGGCCTCGGAGGCCGCGAGGCGGGCGCGGAGCGCGGCGACCTCGGTGGCGTTGGGATCGGCGACCGGGGAGGCAACCGGGTCGGCGACGCGGGCGCCCGGAGGCGTGGCGACGGCGGTCCGGGCCTCGACGGCGTCGAGACGGGCGGCGATGGGGGCGAGCGACTCGGTCAGGAGGGCGCGGAGAGCTTCGGGGGTCATGTTGAGTTCCTCGGTGTTGGTGGAAGGCACGTCGCCGTCCGTGGCACCGGGAGAGGCTCGCTGGCCTTCGCTTCCCGCGTCGTCATCCGAATCGTGACGCGGCGCGTTCTCGGTGTCAAGGGGTACGGCATTGTTTCGTTCGTCAGCGGGCTCGGCCGCGACGGGTTCAGGGGTCGGCTCGACCTCGGCGGCGACGACCTTCGGCGCGGCGGCCTTGGCGCGGGCCACCGCGGAGTCGTGCGACGCGGAGATCGCAGAGCGCATCCCGTCGATCCACGAGTCCCCGTTCGACGGGCGGCGCGTGGCGGCAAGGTGGTCGAGTTCCACGCCCTCGATGATCACGCGCTCCGGAGGGTCCCACTCGCCGGCGTCGGCGGCGTAGATGTACCGAAGCTCGGTGAACCAGCCTCCGATCGACTGGCCGACCTTCTTCTTGCGGCCGATCATCTTCGCCAGCCGCTCGGCCATCGGCGCGTCGGCGTCGAGGGCGACCGCGACGCGCAGGGCGAAGCCGGGCTCGGTGGCAGCAGCCGCGTTCTCGACCGCGGACGACACGACCTCGCCCTTCGTGACGTAGCCGATCACGGAGTCCCACTCGCCGCCGTTGCCGCTCCACGACGGGTGCGCGGGCAGGTAGCAGACCTCGCCGGACGAGAACTGCTCGGCCATGCCGTCGAGCGCGCGCTTCGACATTTCGGTGCCGTAGGTGTCGACGCCGGTCGAGGACGCGACGCCGTACAGCATCATCTCGCCGCCCTCGCCGGTCGCGGGATCGGTGTCGTCCTCCTCGGCGGCCATGCCCTCGCCGTCGGCCTTCGTCACGATCTTCTGCTCGCCGGGGTTCGTCGGGTCGGTCGGCCCCTCGCCCTCGTCGTCGATCGTCGGCAGCGGCGCGCGGACCGCGGCCTCGACCCGAGCGTCGGTCAGGAGCGCGGAGAACGCGAACGGGACACGAGCGCGCACGAGGTAGGTGCGGCGCCCGTCGACGATCTCGGCCGGCTGCGTGAGGTCGGGCGCGGCGACGGATGCGAGGGAAAGCGACATGGCGACTCCTGACCGTTGCCGGTCTGGTGGTTCGCGGGCGCCTCGATGGGCGGTCGTTCCGCTGGTTTCCCGAAGGGTAGCAGCGGAGGCGCTGCGGCGCAAGCCCGGCGGCTATTCGGCCCCTCCGTCGTCGGCCGCGCCCATTCGGTCGACGAGCTTCGAGGACCAGCCGACCGCGGGGTCGCCGCCCCACAACGCCCACGCCACACGGCCGGGCGACGGGTATCCGTCCTCGCCCGGCGAGAACCCGGTTCCGTCCTTGTCGACCTCGTGGCGAGCGAGCCACGCCCGCATCTTGCGGGCCTTCGCGGGCGTGATGTCGTCACCGTCGCGCAACTTGCGCGCCCAGCGAACCGTCTCAGGCTTCAGCCCGTCGCCGCCCTCGCCGGCCTCGTACCAGTCCACGCCCTTGCGGCACTCGGCTCGAACGCCGGCCGGCGGCGAGAAGTCGATGTCGGCGTACTTGTCCGCCCGCGTGTTCGGCGCGGCGTCGCCGGCCCTGCCGTTGGCGGCGAGCGACACGGCGGTCCCGGCCGCGACCTCGGCCGCCGTGTGCCAGACGGCCACGCAACGGCACCGGCCCTCGCAGACGCGCTCGCCCGGCCACGACGTCACCGACGCAACCGCGACGAACCCCTTGCGCGACTCGTCGAAGCACTCGTCGCACTCGTCACGGCCGCCGGCGTCCACGTTCTCGATGAACCACGACTCGGCCGGGTCCTCCGGGTTCCGGTTCGGGTCGGCGTTGCGCCGGTTGGCGTCCTCGGTTGCCTGCGCCGACGCCTGCTTCGTGGTCAGGTCGACCACCTTGCCCGACCAGTTGTCGATCCGATTGGCCTGCGCGCCGAGCACGGCGGCGAGCGCGGCCTCGGCCTCGGCCTTGGTGCTGGCCGGCCCGAGCGCCGCGAGCATGGCGGCGGCGCTGGTCGGCTTCTTCGAAGCCGTCAGGGCTGAGATCAACGACGCGAGCAGTTCGGCCCCGATGGCGGTTCCGATGGAGGCCAGCAGGTCGTCGAACAGGGACGACTCGGCCTCGTCCTCGCCCTCGGCGCGGGCGATCGCCGAGCGCGCCGGCATGGCGGCGCCGTCGAGCCGGGCGATTGCGATCTCGGCGAGCGCGCCCATCGTTTCGAGGAGCCCGCCCTGCGCGGTCAAGTAGCCGATCGCCTTCTCGTGGTACTCCCGCCCAGCCACAGCGGCGGCGGCGAGGTCGGGCGACGAGCCCTCGGTCCACGACGCGGCGGCCGTGCGCCCGGCCTTCGCCGCGTCGACGTAGATCGACTCGGTCGACGCGGACCACGTCGACCGCAGCTTGGCAAGCGCGCCGTCCACCGCCTTGCGGGAGGCCTCGGCGTCGTCGCGCGCCTCGCTGCCCGGCTCGTGGTGGCGGGCGACCGCCTCGGCGATCGCAGCGGAGGCGTCCCGGTAGCGCGGGAGCACCGCGTCCCGGTAGGCTACGATCTGGCGTGCGGCTTCGGGAAGGTCGATCGTCCGCAGCCCCTTGAACCGGCCCTCCGGTTGCCAGTCGCTCGGCAGGTCGTTCTCCGGGTTCGGCCATGTCCGGACGTCGGGCGCGTGGTCGTGTCGGCAACCGAGCCCGTGGACGTGCGCCTCGGCCCGGCTCGACCTCTTGCCGGGCGCCGCGGCCTCGCCGTCCTCGCCCGTCTCGCCGTCGGTGTCCTTGACCCCGCCCCCGTCGCCCTTCCCCTTGCCGCCCTTCGGCGGTTCGGGGTCCGGCTCGTCCTCGACGTCGCCCGGCCCACCGTTCCCGCCGCCGGCCTCGCCCGACCCTTCGGCTGGCGGCACCTCGGCCTTGACCGGCTCCACGACCGCGTCGACCAGCCGCCGGAGCGTGCCGTCGGAGCCGAAGATCATCGGGACGTCGCCCTCGGCGCCGTAGAGCGGCAGGCGCTCGGACCCGCGCCACTCGTTCAGGGTCATGGCGCCGACCTTGACCGCGCCGAGCTTGGAGTCGCGCTGCTTGGCGGCCTCGTCCGGCTTCAGCTTCTGGTCGAAGTCGAACTCGAACCGCAGGAGCTTGGCGAACCGCGGCGCGACGACCCTCGGCAGCAGCCGAGCGTTCACCTTGCCCGCGAGCAGTTCGAGGATCGGCCGCAGGAGGTGCGAGTTCGACATTTCGGCCATGACCTCGCCCACCGCGCGCGGCGTGTTGTCGGTCACGCCGGCCTCGATCGGCATGATCCCGAACGTGCGCCAGATCGCACGGCGCGCCTCGTCGACGATCGACTTCATCTCCACGCCGAGGATCGCCCGGCGCAGTTCGAGCCACTTCGCGTCGACCGCCCCGTGCTCGCCGCCGATCACGCGGAGCTTCCCCTCGCGCCCCTTCATGCGCTGCAGGTCCGACTTCGCCACCTCCAGCGCGTCCCCGGCGATGCCGCCAAGCACGAGCAGGCCGGGCGGAATCTCGTTCGCGTCGAGGAGCGACATCGCCTGCTCGGACGCAAGCAGGACCGACACGACCTCGTTCAAGCACGATTCGATCAGCGGCAGGCCGAGCGGCCCGGTCGTGTTCGGGAACAGCCGGAGGTAGAGCACTTCCTGCGGGTCGAACCGGACGACCGGCGTGCCCGCCGTGTCGCTCCCGCCGGCGTACCCGGAGCCGGCGGTCGCGTAGCCCATCGGGTCTTGGACGTACTCGATCGTGCGGTTGTATTCGTTGACGCGCGGGTAGACCTCGCGGCCGGGGAGCGGCGCGACCTCCTCCAGAACCCCGCCCTTGCCGGCGACCAGTTCGAGCGCGCCCGCGTCGTGGACGAGCAGGTCGATGCCGACCTCGGTCCAGACCTCCTGCCACGTCAGCCCGTCGAGGTTCGGCGCGGCGAGCCACGCGGTCGTGTCGGCCGCGACGCTGGCGAGCGTCTCGTATCGCTTGTCTCGCGGGTCGACCGTCGGCACGATCCGCCAGTCCCACGTCGCCACCCGGCGCACGATCGAGTCGACGCAGAACCGAACGTCGGGGCTCGTGGTGTAGATTCGCCACGCCTGCATCGGCGTGAGCAGCCGCTGCGAGAGGATCGTGCTGACCGGGAAGATTCGCCCGGCCGCGGACATCCCGACGAAGCCGGGAGCGTGCCCGCGCCGGGCGCGTTCGAGCGCCTCGCCGGCGTCGCCCCACGCCCCCCACTGCGAGAGGCGGGCGCCGTTCGACGCGGGGAACGGAACGACGTCGCCGCCCCGCTTCGCGAGGTTGACGGTCGGGCTGGTCATGGCGGCTCGGGACATCGCGGCTCCGTGGCGTTCGGCCACGGTAGCACGGCGGCGGCCGAACTACCCGCTCCGCGGCCTCGCGTGGCGCGCCTGCGCCGCCGCAAGCACGACCGGGTCGTATTCGAGCCGAACCTGCTCGGCGAACAACTCCTTCGGCCACGGCGTCGCCTTGTCGACGGGTTCGAGCACGACCCAGCGGTCGCCCTCGCGCTCGGCCTCGTTGACGTCGCGCCGCGGCATCGGGAGCAGTTCGCCGATCCCCGAGAACTTCAGCGGCGAGGCAGGGTCGGCGACGAGCCGGCACTCGACGCCGATCACGACGCCGTAGTGCGCGCGCGAGCCGCCGGACAGCAGGATTACCGGCTTGTCCTTTCGGTGCCCACTGTTGCAGTCCTTGGGCGACCCAGCCGCGGTCACGGTGAACCCGTAGTCGCCGCTCACGGCTTGTGCCCGGCGAGCAGGGCGTCGATCTTCCAGATCAACTCGGTGACGTGCGGCAGGCTCCCGCCGAGGTCGTCGAGTTCCTCGCGGGCGGCGAGCGGGAGGTTGCGCGCAGCGAACCCGATCTCGTCCGGCCGGGCATCCGGAGCCCTGCGGCCGAGCGCCTCGACCTGCGCCTTCGTCGGGTCGCTCACGGCGCCCCCGCGGCCTTGGCCGCCACTCGGGCAACCGCGGCCCGCCGAATCTCGCTGCGCTCCGTCGCGTTGAGCGCGCCGGCCTTGTCGATGTCCGGCCAGTCAGGCTCGCGCCCGATGTAGGCGGCCGTCTCGCACATCGCCTTCGCGCGGTCGTAGGCGGCCGACCACGACGCGAACGGCTCGCGGGTGAGCGGCGTCACGGCGACACCGCCTCGGCCGCGCACGCGGCGCACGCGCAGTTGAAGTCCTCGCCACATTCGATCTCGTCGCGCAGCGTTGAGGCGCCGACCACGTCGTCGTCCTCCTCGTCCCACTCGGCCGGCGGGCCGTCGCAGCCCGGCGGGTAGTTGTCGCTTCCGTACCCGTTCATCTTGTCGCCCTCGACACCGAGGTAACGGGCGTCACCCGTCCCCGCCGTCCTCGGCTTCTCGATCTCCGACCACCACGAAGCGAGCGCCCCGGTTGAGCAGGTCGTAGGCGACCCGCGCGTATCCGTTGGCGAGGAAGTAGTGGTCGGGCGCCGACCCCTCGGTCCAGACGTACCGGTCGCGCTTCTCGGACAGCGTCCGCACCGGCGCCTTCATCTGCCGCACGAACCCTTCGACCGCCTCGACGTCGCCGGGGAACACGCGCTCGGCCGGGCCGGCTGCGATCTCCTCGAACACCGTGTCGAGCAGTTGCGTCCGGTCGACCGTCACGATCCGCGACGACCGGTCGAGCTTCATCGCATACTTCTCGTCCCCCGACTTCGCGCCCGGATGGAACTGGCACAGCCACACGGCGAGCCGGCCGCCCTTGTTGCGCGCCTTGTCCCGTATCTCCTGACACTTCGTCCGCTCGGGTCCAGCGTCGAACACGGCGACCTGCACCCGGTAGCGTTCGAGGATGTCCCACGCCGCGTCGAACGAGCCAACGGCTGCGACGAGGGCGGCGCGCCGCGTCACCTTGCCGCCCGGCAACTTCTCGATCACGTCGACGAACACGTTGAGCACCTTGCCGACGTCCACGCCGGCGACGACCGTTCGAGAGCCGTAGCCCTCGCCGCCGACGGCGTCGTTCGCCGGGCCGACGGCGCAGCGCGACAGCATGGTCCCCGACACGCTGAACCCTTCGGCGTCCACCGCTTCGCCGAGCACGCCGCGCCGGAACTGGATCACACCCTCGACCGAGCCCTGCTTCTTGTTCCACTCGACGATCAACGCCCGGAGGCTCTGCGACAGGACGTCGAGCCGCGACATCGTGTAGCTCCGGCGCCCCGCGTCTGGCCTCGCCGCGACCCACGCCGCGCCCTTCGCCAGCCGGTCGAACGGCCGGCGGCAGGACACGCAGACGGGCCGAACGTCACCCCTCGACGGGTCGTCGCTCCGCTCGGCGTCCCGTGCGATCCAGCCGCCCGTGTCGGTTCGCTCGACGATGTGGACGTCCCACGCGAGCACCTGTCGGTGTCCGCAGCAGGAGCAGCGCCAGAACCACCGGCGGCCGTCGCCCTCGTCGTAGAGCTTCGAGATTCCCCAACCGGGCCGGGTCGGGTTCCCGAGCCGGAACATCTGCGGGTGCGGCGACGCCCGGAGCCGGTTCTCGGCCAGCGCGAGGTTCTTCTCGCCGCCGGCGTTCACGCACTCGTCGTACTCGTCGACGATCAGGACGTCGGTCGAGAACTCGACGAACTCGTCCGACACGCCCGCGCCGAGGTATCGCTGCGACCCCTTCCCGAAGTGCTTCACACGGATGTTCGACGAGCCCTCGGCCTCGGTCGAGCCCTCGGCGATCTCGCCGCCGAGCAGGACGCGGTACTCCGGCACGATCCGATGGAGCGGGTCGACCCGCGTCTTCACGAAGTCGTCGCGGCCCCGGCCTTTCGGCAGGACGTAGGTGACCGACCGAGCGGCCCAACCGCTCCGCTCCTGCGTGAACGCGACCATCAACTCCGACCACCCGGTCTGCACCGCCTTGACCGCGTCGGCGCCTTCGAGGTTCGGGAAGTCGCGCCACAACTCGACGAGGTACGGCATCGACGCGAACGAGAGCGGCTGGCCGCGCGTGTTCCGGTGAACGCCCCGGCCGAGCCCGAGCAGCGGGAACTCGGCGGCGAGGCGGGCGTCGAGCCCCGCGTAGGGGGGCGGGGTGGTCACCCAACCCCCACCGACTCGGCCGTCGGCGCGCCGTTCGCGAGCAGGGTCCAGACCTCGTAAGGGGGCGACCGGCCGTCGGTCGGCGCGTACACGTCGACCTGAACGCCGACCCCGTGCATGACCGCCCGGCCCGTGATCGAGGCCTCGGCGGCGAGGCGGGCGGCCCTGAGCGGCCCGGCTTCGATCAGCCAGCGCGGCCGGAGCGCCGGGTGCGGAACCCACACGGACCGGCCGAGCAGGACGAGCGCCCGCGCGCCTCGCTTACCGACGTCGCCGAGCGGCGGCGAGACGACCGGAGGGTGGCCGCCGAACTCCCGAAGCTCGGCGTCGAGGTCGAGGTCGGGCAGGTCGGCGTCGCCCATCAGCCCGACCGGCTCCGGCGCGACCCGAGCGGCGAGCGGCGACCAGAACTCGACCACGTTGCCGTCGCCGCCCCGGTAGACCTCGACGAACAGGGCCGCCCCGTCGCAGCGGGCGCGAGCGGTCGTCGACTGACTCGACGCTTCGGTAAGGGCGGCGAGCCCGCGACGGTCGAGGACGAGCCGGACGTCCTTCCCGGCTACCGGGCCGCCGTAGGTGAACCGCGCAAGGTGAGCCGGGTAGCCGGCCCGCTGCATCAGCGCACCGTGCGAGCGATGCTCGACGAGCGGCGAGCCGGGCGACGGCGACGGGCGGGGTGAGACGACGTCACCCGCGGTCACGGCCACCTCGCGAGCACGAACGTCCACGCGATGAAGATCGGGCCGCCGAGGATCGCGGCGAGAACGCCGTACACGAGCCAGATCGGCGGCGGCGCGCCCGGACTTGCCGTTCCCATCACCCTCCCCCCTTCGCGCCGAGCAGGCGCAGTTGTTCTCGGTCAGGGCCGATCCACTCGTCGACCCACGCCTTGCCGCCGTCTCCCGGCTCTCGGATGGGCGCACCATCGCACCCGTCGGCGCTCGCCTCGCTCTCTGCGAGGAGCGGCGCCAAGGCCGCGCGTAGCTGGTCGATCACGACCGCCTTCCGTCGGCGCGGGATGTTGCGCGACTCGCGCGGCAGCGAGGCAAGGAGAGCCCGAACGGCGTCGAGGTCAATAGCCATCGGAGCCCTCCGCGCGTTGAACGAGCCGGCGAACGCGCGCCTGCTCCTCGTCGGGCAGCGCCGCGAGCGCATCGGCGTGCTCCGGCTCGATGCCCTCGGCGCTGGCCTCCTGCCACGTCACATCCTCGGCGGTGAGCGGCCATGCGACGTGGTGAGTCGCACCCCACCGCCAATAGCCGTGGCTGTCGCACGTCAGGTCGGCGCTGAGCACGCCGTCCTGCGCGGTGGGGTGGCGGCAGGTGTCGCCCGTGAAGCGGAACGGCGCCGTTTCGGGCGGGAGGTCCAGGGGGCGAAGGTCAAAGAGCATGGCGGGCCTCCAGAGCGGCGACGAGGGCTTCGGCTTCCACGTCGCTAAGCGTGGTCGGCATGGTCGCACTCCTCTCGCGCGGGCAGGTAGTAGGCATGTTCGCCGACGCCGCGCCGCGTGATCCCCTCCTCGTCCATCCGAACGTCCCGATACCACGTCTCACACTTCAGGATGGGCACGTCGAGGCACCACACTTCCGTAATGACGTGGTCATCGCTGGTATACGAGGCTCCAACGCCTACGCCCGAATCCGGCTGGCCGAGCAAATCGCGCAGGGTGCGCCACAGCGCCACCCCCAGCGACTCAGGGCAGCGCAGCCACCGCACGTCGCCGCTCACGACGCCACCCCCCCGCAGTCCACGAGCGCATCGTAGATCGCCATCGCCTATTCTCCCACCGCTTCGGTAACGGGCGACGACTCGACGCCGATCGTAACGGCGTCGCCTTCATCCCCGACCTCGCCGAGCGCGTCGAGGATCACGGCCAACTCCGCGACGTCGTCGCGCATGGCCCGGACGAGCGCGCCCTTGTCGGTGGACTGGCGAGCGTCGGCGACCCGCGCCGAGTCGCGCCACCCGGCCCCGCGGGCGTCGAGCAGGCCGGTGTGCTCCGTGCGGGACGTCGCGCCCCCGGTCAGGAGCGCCCGCGCCTTGATCAGCATCGGCAGCGAGGACATCGTGACCTTGACCTTGCCCGCCCCGAGTTCGCGGGCGAAGTACCCGAACGCCGCGTCGACCAGCTTCACGAGCCGGTCGGTCGGGTCCGCGGCGGCGGCCTCGGCCTCGGCCCGCTGGGTCGCGAGCAGCGACAGGAGCCGAACCTCGGCGTCCGGGCTCGCGGCCCGTGCGGCGGCCAGCAGTTCGCGGTCGACCTCCCGCAGCGACCGCTCGTCGATGGGCGAGCCCATGATCGAGCGCAGCACGTTCCGGGCGTCCTGCGCCGTCAGCACGACCTTCTCGCCGCCCTTGCGCTCCCGGTCGGCGATCCGATCCGCGGTCCGCGCCACGGCCTCGGCCGCCTTCGCCCGCGCTTCGAGGGCCGCGCCCCTTGTCCGCGGCTTGCGCCCGACGGCGTCCGCGATCGCCGAGCCCACGTCGTCGCCGATCAGCTTCGCCACGACCGACCCGTCCGACGGTGCCGGCTTGACCGCTTCGAGGTCGACCGTCCGCCCCCCTCTCGGCGTGCCGGCCTTCATCCCGTTCTGCACGCTTACGGGCTCGGCATCGGCGATCGCGGCCGCGAAATGGTCGTGCCGGCTCGACCGGCGCTCGTTCTGCCGCGCCTCGATGTCCTCCGCGAGCCGGGCGGCCGAGCAAAGCCAGAGTTCCGGGATGGAGTCGGCCGGCGGGTCGAGGACGGCGGCGATCCCGAGAATCTCGCGCCCGCTCATTTCGAGCAGGTACAGCCGCCGGTACGTCACGTATGCGACCTCGTCCGGCCGGGCGAACCCTTCGATCCGAGCCGCGAACTTGCGGTTCTTGTGGGCGAGCCGCATCAGGTACTTCGAGGTGGACGTCGCGGCGGCGCAGGCCGCGAGCAACGCCATCTGGTTCGGGTACGACGTCCCGCCCGCCATCGCCCACATCAGGAACGCCCGGTGCTCCGGGGCTGTCTCGCCCCTCACCCGCGGCAACTCGACCCGAGCCCGAACCCGGATCGCAGACGCGAGGGCGGCGCCCGACAACCTCTTGGCCGTCCGCTTGTCGGTCGCCGTCTGCGCCTTCGTGTTCTTGTCGGCCACGGTCATCCTTTAGCGCGCCGAGAGCGCGCCCGCAGCCTACGTTTTCTCGTCGCTGGCGCATGTCCGCGACGTGGCCTCGGCCGTCGACGACCGCGGGGTAGCCTCGGAGGCGGTAGCGGGCACGGCTCGCCGCTCGGGTTCGACGGCTTGAACGCCGGCAGTATCGGCGGCGGCGAACGCCGGAACGCGTGCCTCCAATCGCGCCGACGGCCTGTTCTCGGGTAGCCGCCCGAGCCGGGCGAGCGTCGCTTCGACGGCCGCGATGGGCGGCGAGCCGGCGGCGAGGAGGAAGGTGGAGCGGTCCGGCCGCAGCAGTCGCCAGCGGTCGGCGCCCACGGTCCCGAGCACGCGACAGCGCACGCCGTCGACCACGACGACCCACCCGCGAGCGGCCTTCGTGTCGACGGCCCCGATCATCGGTCCGGGCCGGCGGCGCGGCTCACCGGCCGCCTTCAGGCTCGGGCGTCCGGCCCTCGACGATCGCGCGCAGGGCTCGGACGGTGACGGCGGACGGCGACCGCCCGTCCTCGACGGCGCCTTCGAGGTCGTCGAGCATCTGCCCCGCGACGTACTTCAGGACCGACAGCATCCACCGCTCTCGGCTCGACTCGGCGGCGAGGTCGGCGTTCGGCTTGCTTCCGATCCCACGACGGTCGTCATAGGCGTCGAGGGCTTGGTGCGTCGGGACCGATAGGCCGGCGACGTCGTTCCCGTCGTGCATGAAGGCGAGCAGGGCGGCGTGCTCTGCCGCGTCGGCGCGGACGGCGGCCAACGTGGCGACGGCCTCGTTGCGTTCGGCCGAGAAGATCAGGGCGGACTTCGACAGGTCGTCGCCGCGGTTGCGCTCGACGCGCAGCTTGTCGGCGAGCCGCGCGATCCGATGTTCGAGCGCGAGCCCCGACGGAACCTGCGCCGCGTCGAGGACGAGGTGCGCCGCGTCCCGTTCGATCTCCATCTTGCCGATGGTCGCCTCTGCCCGCTCGGCCCATGCCCGGACGGCTTCGATCTCGGTCGGCGGCGTCGGCGGCTCGCCCGGCTCCCCCGCGGTCGGGAGGCACGGCGCGGCCTGCGCCTCGACGGCAGGCGGCCCCTCGGGGGATAGGTCGGCGACGGCAGGCGGCCCCTCGGCGCCGGCGGCGAGGTCGGCGACGGTCGGCGTCTTGTTCGTTCGCTCGGCGATCCGCCTCTGCCGGGCGGCCCACAGCGTCTCGAACGCCTCGTGCGGCGCCGTCGCCGCATCGAAGTCGGCCGGAATGTCGCCGTCCTCCCTCATGGTCTTGGCCCGCGCCGTGTGCTGGTTGCACAGCGGCACCCGGCCGAGCTTCATGCAGTCGCCCCATCGGCACGACCGGTAGGGCTTGCGGCCGTCGTGCTCGAACGGCCGTGGCGCCTTCGGCTTGGCCGGTCGCTCGGCAACGAGCAGGCTCGCCCGGTCGTCCGACTCGGCCGCTCGCTCGCCGAACCGCTCCCGCCGCTCGGCGGCGACCAGCGCGTTCGACTCTGCGATCTGGACCGCGTGGTGCGGGCAGACGCGCTTCTGCTCGCTCACGCCGGAGCGGTAGAGCATGGACACCGTGGCGGTCCCCTCGCCCGGACACGGCTTGCCGGTGGCCTCGTGCTTCGTGACTTCGCATAGCAGCATCATCGGTCCTTCTTCTCCGTCGGGAACAGGTTGGCGAGCGCCGCGGTCTGGCCCTCGCTGAATCGCAGGTAGGTGACGAGGGTGTAGACGAACGCGGACCCCTCGACCCAACTCGGCGCGACCACGAACATACCGCGGCGGTCGGCGGCGAGGAGGTAACGGTCGCGCCCCGGCCCTCGCGGCTGGCGGCGCTGCAAGATCGTACACGCGAGGTCGGATTCGATCTCGGTCGCCTCGTCGATCAACTCGCAGACGGCCCACGCGGACCGAACGTCGTGGTGCTCGGCCACCCGCTCGCGGGCGTGACCGCTCACCCACACGGCGGGCATGTCGGGCCGCTCGGATAGCCTCGGGAGCGGCTTCACGGGCACACCGGGTAGACGGCAAGCGTCGCGCCGGCGGGACCGGCCCTGACCGCGGCAACGACGTCGTCGGGAACGCGCCACAGGCCCTGCGCGCCCTTGCACGGCACCGGGACGGCGAGGGCGTGGACACGATCGAACCGCCACTGCTCGTGGCCGGGAACGGCCCACGGGCTCGCCTTGGCGGCAGGGTCCGATAACGCGGCGACCCGGACGACGGCGACGACCGCGCTGCGGGGCAGGGCGGCGAGGTAGCCGGCGCGGACGGTGCGCCACCGCGACTCCCTGTTGCCGACGTGTCGCTCCACGCGCACGTCGGTCAGGTCGGCCGGGAGGAACGGCCCGGCGGTCACGGCGAGCCAGTCGCGGAACTCCGGCGAGTCCGCGTCGGGGTAGTTCTGCTTTCCGGCGTGGATCGCGAGCCACGCGCCGACGGGAAGCCGGCGCCCCGGAAGCCACGTCCGGTTCTCGACGTCCTTCCCCCACGACGCGATGCCCGTCGCGAACGGCTGCAGGACGGTCAGCGCGTAGAGTTCACGAGACATCGCCGACGACCTCCTCAGACGCCTTCGTCGCCACGAGCTTCGCAGGGTACGGCATCGAGCACCCTTCGGCGTGGGCGACGAGCCGCTCGGGCACCGTCTCGTCGCCGAAGTCGACCCGGAGCCCGGACGCCTCGACGACGGCGCCGAGCGGGAGGTGAATCCGGGCGTCGGCGTACAGCGGGCGCTCGAAGCGGGTCAGCAGGGTCAGCGGGTCGATCTCCAGCCGCCGGTGAAGCGCGACGCAGTCGGCATCTCGCTCGCCGAACCGTTCCCGCCCCTCGGTGCCGAGCCCCTCGGCCAGTTCGCGGGCGACGTAGTCGCGGAGCACGGCCTCGACGCAGACGCATCGGATCAAGCTCGACGGCCCGCCGACCGGTCGGCCGGTCCGGGCGAGCATGTGCATCCACGCGCGGCCGACGAGGACGTGGAAGGTGCGGGTGTCGTCAGACTCCTCGCTCTCGTCCGGTACGACGACGTGCGCGACCCGAACGCAGCGGCGCTGCCGGTCGGCCGGCATCGCGTCGGGGAAGCCCGCCGTCGTCTTGATCTCACCGCTCGCCGGGTAGCCGAGCACCGCTCGCACCGCCTTCTCGGCACCGCTCGTTTCGTCCATCGATCACCTCCCGCCCACGGTAACGAGCGAGCCGCGGCGCCGCCGGCTGGAGCGAGCCGCGAACTTTTTTCGACTATCTGCGCTCCGCTTCCTTTACGCTATCCGATAGGCGGTTACATGATTGGGGCGGGAAGGAACCCGCGCTCAACAACCCACGGAGAACAAGATGCCCAGCAAGAAGAACACCGAAGCCCCCGCCGCGAAGATCGCCCGCAACCCGTCGGACAAGACGGCCCGCGCCATGTACGACGCGGTGGTAGCGCAGGAGGGCACGGTCGGCGGGCACCCCGCCCGCATCGCCCTGTACGGCACGAAGTACGCCGCCCTCGAAGTCGGCGGCGAGGGCGCGTGGGCGGTCGACCACGACACCGCGTTCGGCGGCGTGCGCGCCATCGAGACGCTCCGCAGCAGCTTCGACGAGGTGCTCGTCCTCGGCGGCGACATGCGCGAGATTCAGTTGACCGCGGGGAACGTCGCGGTCGTCGAGCCGGAGATCGTCGAGGTCGTCGACGCCGATCCGGTCGTGGTCGAACTCGACCCGGTCGACTTCGCGAAGGCCGAGGCGAACATCGCCGCCATGCTCCCGGCCCCCGTGGTCGCCGCCGAGCCCGTCCTGACCACCCTCGACGAAGTCCGGGCCGCCCACGAAGCCGAAACGCGCGGCGCGTGCCGGGCGAGCGTCCTGCGCGCCTTGCGGGTGCGGGCCGGCGAGATCGCGCTCGGCGTGGTGGCGGGCGGCAAGGGGGAGAAGGCGAACCAGCCCGCCGTGAAGGCGGACGGGAAGTGGGCAACGTGGGCCACCGCGCAAGCGGCCCTGCTCACGGCCGACGTACCCGAACGCGACGTCACCTTCGCTGAACTCGCCACCGCCGGCTTCGCCGGGTCGGTCACGAAGTACGCCGCAGCGTGGTCGCCGAAGTCCAGCACGGCCGGTCGTGCGCTCGCCGCCGTCGGCCTGCGCGCCTCACTTCACAAGGAGTGCGTGACGATCAGCCGCGAGTAAGCCCTCGGCCGACGGACGCCGGGAATGGTCCCGGCGTCTTGTCGTTTTACTGGCCTGAGATCGGGTCGACGACCCCGACCTCGTCGAAGCCCCGCGCCCGAATGATGCAGGCGTGGCACTTGCCACAGGGGGGGCGCTCCCCCCGGTAGCAGGTGTGCGAGTCGGCGAGGGCCTCCATGCAGCCCGGCAACGCCTGCGCAAGCCTCACCGTGTCCGCTTTCGTGAGGTACATCAGCGGCGTGTGGACGCGGAACGCCTCGGCGTCGCCGTCGATCCCGAGCCCGAGCGTCCGCTCCATCGCGTCGATGAAGTCGCGTCGACAGTCGGGGTAGCCCCCGAAGTCGGCCTCGCAGACGCCGGTCACGAGGTCGCGCGACCCGAGCACCGTGGCAACGTTGGCTGCGAGGACGAGGAACAGCGCGTTCCGAGCCGGCACGAACGTCGGCTCGACGCCCCCCGGCAGGTCGTTCGCCGAGGCGTACTGCCCGACGGGCGCGTCCGACACGAGCGGCGACGTCCCGCGCAGGATGCGGCCGACCTCCAAGACCTCGTGCTCGACCCCTGCCGCCGCCGCGATGGTGCGCGCGGCCTCGACCTCGACGGCGTGGCGCTGCCCGTAGTGGATCGACAGCGCGACCACGCGCTCGAACCGGTCACGCGCCCAATACAGGCACGTCGTGCTGTCCTGCCCCCCCGAGAACAGGACGACGGCGATCGACTTGGCTTTCATGTGGACTCCGGGCCGAGCCAGTCGGCCCAGCAGTTCGGCGTTTCGTAGACACGGACGCGGACGATCCGCAGCCCTCGGCCGGCGAGCAGTTCCCCGGCAACCCGCCCGAGTTCGGCGGCGATGTTCTCGGCGGTCGGCTCAGACGACATCGTGTAGTGCCGCCAGCCGGAGGCATCGCAGAGCGCGTGCAGGTCGACGTCATCGGGATGCAGGAGCGTCCCGTGGTCCCACCGCTCGTCGATCCACGTCCCGACGATCGACTTGACCTCGCCGAAGTCTACCACCCGGCCGCACTCGTCGAGCCCGTCGGCCTCGACCGTGATCTCGACGGCGTACCGGTGCCCGTGCAGGTTGCGACACTTCGACTCGTGGCGCGTCACCCGATGGGCGGCGTCGAACTCCAAGCGGCGGGTACAAGTCGGCTTCATCATTACTCCCTATCCAACAGCACTAAGGCCGGCAATCGTTGGTTGACGGATAGGTCCACACGCCCAATCCAAGGCGGCCACGATCGCGTCGACGTCTTGCTTGTCGGGCAACACCGACACGAACAGGCGCGTGCCAAGATGTTTCTTGACGTCCAACGAGTACGCGATCCACGACCGAGCGTTGAGCATCTGCACTCGGTGAACATAGTGTTGATTCCGCCAGCTTTCTGACAGGTCGAACACCTTGGGGTCTATCCCAAGTCGCGCCACAGCCGCCCTGACTTTGCTTGCCGCAAGTCCGGCCCGGAACCGCCCAGCCCTCCAATCGGGCTCAGCGAAGTTGAGCATGTCTCCCCCCCCCATATAGACGTGCATCTGTCCGAACGTGCGTCCGGCCGTCCACGACGCACAGTCCACAGAATACGGGGAGAACCCCTTGATCATCGCCTGTTCGGTATACCCAAGCCAATGAACATTCCTGCCGGCCGCCCACTTCATCTTCAGCTTGACATAGGTGTCCGGCGCGGCTCCCCGATGCGGGCGACGCAACCCACCCAGCGCCACCCAAGAGGAATAGCTGAACAGTTGGTTCATCCTCGCTTCGTCGTCACCGAATACATGAACAGGAATCGGAACCAAGCCCGCCGCCATCATCGTCTGTTGGTTGGCGTCCGTGGCAACCGGGTCTTGGAGCACATCGAGCGCCATGTGTCTTGGAGCACATCGAGCGCCATGTAGCCGAACAGGTGCGACTTCCACGCATGGACCCACGCGATGTAATCTTGCAAGTCGATCGCCTTCCCAACATTGAACGCCGTAAACGCGCCAGAATCCAGCAGGAACTCAATCCGTGGATCTGCAACGAGTTGCCGCACGCGGTCGGGATCAGTTTCCCGAAGGTAGGCATAGCTCGCAAGGATGGGAACCTTGGTCACGCCACACCCAACGGTCGATCCCAGCCGCGAGCGTGGGCGACCTCCAACGCACAGTCGACGATCCGGTCGAACCGGGTGTCGCAAGTGCAGGCGAGGAACACCCGCGTCCCGAACATGCGACGAATGTCATATATGTACCGAACGAACGAACGAACCGCGAGGTGCGCCGCAACGTGGGTCGGTTGATCATGATTGCGTGACGTCCGAACATACGTCCGCGTGTCGCACACGCGTTCAGCCTCGCTTGCGTTCTGCCACCGCCACGAATCGGCACTGTCAAGCGCGTCGGGTGAACACCCGTATTCGACCAGCGTTGCTCGCAGCGACCGAGCCTCGGCTCCCGACACCTTGATCCACTCGTGGTGCTCGCCGGCCCACCACTTGCCATTCCCGCGGTACAGGTGGCACACGCCGAACTGCGAGGCGGCCCACGCTGACGCGCTGTCGCACGAGAACGGCCGGAACGCGCGCAGCGTTTCTTCGTCGGTGTACCCGAGCCAGTGGACCGGCCGCGCGGCGGCCCACGTCATCTTCTGCTTGACGTACTCGATCGGAGCCTTCCCCCTCGACGGACGACGAAACCCGCCGAGTCCGACGTAAGGCGACCGCTCGAAGAACCGATCCATCGCAGCGCCGTCCTCGCCGAAAACGTGGATCGGGATCGGCGACAGGCCGGCGGCGAGCATGGTCTGCCAGTTCGCCTCGGTCGCCGCCGGGTCTTGAATCTTGTCGAGCAGGAAATACCCGAACAGCTTGTCCTTCCACTCGTGAAGGAAGTCGATGTAATCGCCGACCTCGATCGCCTTGCCCGCATTGAACGCGGTAAACGCGCCGGAGTCGAGCAGCACCTCCCGACGCGGGTCGTCGAGGATTGTCCGGATTTGCGCCGCCGGTCGTTGGCGAAGGTACGCATAGCTCACGAGGTACGGGAACCGACAACGGGCAACCCCGTCGATCACGACCGGTTCGTCCGTCGCAAAGCTCGCGGTCCCCGTCGTCAATCAAAACGCCTTGGCGACGTAGCCGGTCCCAAGGGCGGCGAGCGCGGCGGTCACGGCGTCGAGCGTCGCGTCCCGGTCTGCCGCCTTGATCCCGAGCACCTTGATCACATACGTTTCGGCCGCCGGGTCGTAGTCCCCGATCGAGCCGGGGTCGACCGCGCCTTCGGACGCCCACGCGCCGGGCGACCGGAGCAGCGCGTCGATCTCCAACTTCGAGAAGCCGAGCGCCTCGGCGTCGAACGTCAGGTCGAGGTCGCCATACTCGGCGGTCAACTCGGCAAGCACCTTTGCGAGCCCGTCGTTGTCCCACACCGACAACTCGCCGAGCTTGTTCGCGGCGAGTGCCAGCTTGCGCGCTTGCCGGTCGTCCACGTCGAGGAACCGAACCGGGACTCGTGTCATGCCGAGCTTCTGCGCGGCCTTCAGGCGCGTGTGCCCCGAAATGACCATACTGTCCGCCCGGCGAGCGACGATCACCTCGGCCCAGCCGAACTCGACGATCGACGCGGCGACCTTCTCGACTGCGTGGTCGTTGATCCTCGGGTTGCCTTCCCACGGAACGAGGGACGACGCTTCGACCCACTCGGCGGCGACTTCCCCGTCCTTCGGCTTCGGCTTGCTCATGCGGTACGTCCTCGGTCTGAAAGGTGCCAGAACTCCTCGCGAACGGCGTGCTCGCGAAACTTGCCGAGCAGCGCCTCCGTGACCATCCGGCTCTGCTTGCGGACGCCACGGCAAGAGGCGCAGAGGTGCTCGCTTGTGATCCGAACGCCGACGCCCTGCGCGCCGAGGTGGGTCAGAAGCGCGTCGGCGACCTGCTGGGTCATGCGCTCCTGAACCTGCAGCCGGCGCGCGAACGCGTCGACGAGCCGTGGAATCTTCGACAGGCCGACCACCCGACCCGACGCACCCGGAAGGTAGCCGACGTCAGCGTGCCCGATGAACGGCAGCATGTGGTGCTCGCAGACCGACGCGAACGGGATGCTCGACACGACGATCATTTGGTCATAGCCGCCGACCTCGTCGAACCCGTCAGCCCCGGACGACGTCTTCAGGACGGCGGCAGGGTCGAGCAGCCGACCCGACAGAATCTCGTCCCACGCCTTCGCTACCCGCATCGGCGTGTCGAGCAGGCCCTCGCGTTCGGGGTCCTCCCCGAGTGCCCGCAACAGGTCGCGAACGGCGGCAGACGCGGCGGCAAGATCGGTCACGGAACCCCCAGCAGCTTGTGCGTTTGCAGCCCGACCCGCCACCCGTGCCGCCCGGCCAGCGCGAGGGCCTCGGCGACGTTCCCGAGCGCCCCACCGCCCACGTCGAGCGGCTGGACGTAGCGGTATCGGAAGCCCCACGCCGACATCGCCTCGACGTCGGCTTCGGTCCACTGCGGCGCCACGATCTTGATCTCGGTCCCGGTCCGCACGACGACGTGGTCGAGCCCCGGAGCGTCGCGGAGCGCCTTCGGTGACACGCAGACGTGAACGCCCGGCAACGACAGCACGCGGGCCGCGACCGTCCCGTTCGTTTCGATCGCGACGTCGAACCCCTCGACGAGCAGCCGCAGCACGAACCGCTCTCCGTCCGGCTTCGCCAGTTGCAGCGTCGGCTCGCCACCCGTGATCACAACGAGCGGTCGAACCTCGCGCGACCGGTTTGTTGCGGTAACCTTCGCGATCAATGCATCGACCTCGAACGCCTCACCGCCGACGAAGTCCGTGTCGCACCATCCGGCGCAGACGCCCTTCCCGGTTGCCCGGCCGCCTTGGAGTCCAAACCAGAGGTTGCAGCCAACCAGTCGCACGAACACCGCAGACCGGCCCGCGTTGCTGCCTTCACCTTGGACTGTTGCGAAAACCTCTTTGACGCGGAGCATTGGCCTCGTGGGGCGACTTGCCGTCAGCGTACCACGACGGCAAGAATCACGCATCCCACGAGCACCCACAGACCGACCGCCGCGAACGCGAGCAACGTCGACGCCGGCCGCCATGTCCACGGCTGGCGGAACTGCGTGCCCGCCCTCGACGGCCTCGCCATCAGGACGACGATCGCCTGCTCGCCGTCCTCCTTCGTGACGAGCCACGAGATCGTCGGCGTGTACCCGTCGCAGACGGCGCACGTCAACGCCGTGCTCGCCCCCTTCTCGGGGTCGGGCGACGTCTCGACGAGCAGCGTGGAGGACGGGTCGAAGTTGGCGACGGGGTTCGGCTCTTTCATCAGTCGGCCTTATAACCGGCGGTCAGGTAGTCCGAGATCGCGAGGGCCGTCGTCGCCGACGCCGACAGTTCGCCGGTCAGGTTCGCGACGAGCGGCGGCGCGTAGGGATAGGGGGCGACGCCGAGGAAGTCGCGGTATCCGTACTCGGGAGGAATCGGCGCGTAGCCCCTCGTCGCCGCCACCGCGTCCTTCACCGCCCCGCGCATCGCCGAGTCGTCCCAGCCGGGCGCGGCGATGCCGACCCGCCACGGAAACGCCGCGAGAAGCTCCTGCCGCTCGGTCGTCGGCCGGACGATCACGACCGGCACTCGTGCATACGCCGCGTCCTCCGCGAGCCCGCCGGAGTCGGTGACGACGATCGCACGGTCGGCGAACCCGGACACCTCGCCTCGGCCGTCGCGCGCGAGCAGCAGGGCGGCGAGGGTACGGTAGCCGAGCGGGTCGATCACCCTGCCGCCGAGCGCGAGGAACGCCGACAGCGCCTTCGCGTGGCCGGGGTTCCCCGTCACCCTCGGGTGGGTCGCCCACACCGGACGGTAGCCGGCTTCGACGCACGCCCCGGCGATCGACGCGACGGTCGCCCTGAGCAGGGCCGGGTCGTCGGTCAGCGCCGCCCGGTGGAGCGTCACGAGCGCCCACCGGCCCTCGTCGGCCGCAAACAGGGCCTCGATCCCGGCCCGGAACGACGGCCAGTCGCGGTCGGCGGTCGCCGCCCGGACGAGCGAGTCGATCCCGGTCTGCCCGACGTGGGCGATCCTCGCCGACCCTCGCCGCCCCCGCTTCGCCGTCAGCGCGGCGCGCTCGATCCGGCAGGTCGCGGCGGCGAGCGGCGAGGGACACAAGAGCAGGTCGGCCTCGGCGTCGATCGCCACCCGAACGTGCTCCTCCGGCATCGTCCAGTCGTAGGACCGCAGCCCAGCTTCGAGGTGCGCGAGCGGGAGCCCCCCGACCCGCTTCGCCGCCAGCGCCCCGGCCAGCGCCGACGCCGTGTCGCCTTGGACGAGGACGAGCGCCGCGTCGGCGAGGTGCGGCTCGATCGCGGAGGCCGACCAGAGGGCGGCGGCCCAAACCAACTGCGGCGGCTTGTCAGCGCCGACCCTCGGCGATCTGCCTGACCGCGCCTTGACCGCCGGCCACGGCAGGACCACGTCGGGGTACGGGCCATCGGTCGCGGCGAACACGTCGGCGGCGAGGGAAGGGGATGTGTGCTGCCCGGTCCAGACGTATCGAACCTTGCGGCCGCAGCCGCGAAGCTCGCGAATGACCTCGGCGACCTTCAGGTGCTCGGGGCGCGTCCCGGCGACGACGACGATCGGGTTCATCCCTCGGCCCCCATCTGGTAGTGACTGGCGCAGGTCGGCGAGCAGAAACGAAGCGTCACGCGCCGGCGGTTCTCGAAGATCACCGCGGCGTGGCTCTCGTCCGGCTTGTCGCAGTAGCGGCAGCGAGGGGCGCGCACCGCGATCGGTGTCGGTGTCGGTGTCGGTGTCGGTGTCGCCGGCGCGGCGGCGTTGGCCCGCGTCGGCGGCTCCGGCAGGAACGGCCTCGGCGGATCGAACCGCCGCTTCCGCGCGACCGTCGCCCCGTCGTCGGGGGCCGTCGCCGGGGTCGGCGTCGTCGCACCGATCGCCGCCCCGACCGCCTTGCAGACGAGGTGGAACGGCGAGAGCTTGCGGGCGTGGTTCGTGATCCTCGCCGCCTTCCAGACCTCGGCCGGCTTCGGTCGAGCAGGGTCGGCGAACCCGCTCCCCTTGTACGTCGTCGAGTGCGACACGCCGACGGCGTAGTCCCCGCGCTCGGCGTCCCCGCCGACGTTGGCGATCGTCGCTTCTTGGAGCAGCCGGGCCTTCGTCCGGTCGCCTCCGGGCCAGAGTTCGATGCGGACGTAGACCATTAGAACGCCGCCTTGACGCGCTTCGGGGTCAGCGACACCGAGACGTTCACCGTGATCCGGACCTTGAACTCGTGGCAAACGTACTCCGGCCCCTCGACGTCGTGCGACATCACCAAGTCGAACGCCTTGTTCGCCATCGGGTAGG